TGCCAGTAATGGGCGGGCTTTTTTATTGGCTGCGCGTCGGGACACTGTTGTCCGTGCATCTTTATCCAAAACCGCCGTAAAACCTCGGTCTTCAGTCCGGGGATATAAAAGCCACGTCCTTTAGGACGGGTAATTCACGATTCTTGGGGCGCGAAGTGAATAAGTCGGAACACGTTTTCATTATCATCGCGCTGGTGATGATAATTGCCGGCGCCTGCATGAATCGAGAGGCTCATGCGTTCGGATCGTTCTTGCATCTTGATGCGCAGGTGTTCCATGACTGAAGCCAAGGTTCCAGACTGGTTGCAGATTGAGGCCGATTATCGGTCTGGAGTGAAATCCCTACGACAGATCGCGGGAGATCACGGAATTTCCGAGGGGGCGATTCGCAAGCGCGCAAAGAAGTTGGGGTGGAATCGCAATTTTGCCGAAAAGGAAAAGGAAAAGGAAAAGGAAAAGGAAAAGATTGTTCTTGCCAAGACGGTGGACGAATACGATCGTAGTGGGTACGTATATGCGATATACCTGGATGCACCAGATCGGTATTACAAGATTGGTATGGCCTCACATTTCGATAGTAGGTTTTCACAGCATCAATGCGCGTCACCGTTTGATCTTTGCGTGGCCATAGCTTACTTCGTTGGCAACATGCGCGCAGAGGAAAACTTCCTGCATAATTTGTTCGCGGAGAAAAGAGCGCGTGGTGAATGGTTCCGCTTATCCGCCGATGACTTGAAGTATATTGCAACACGAACTCTGTTGGTACAGACGAAATGACACGTAAAGCGATTGATTGGGAAGCGGTAGAGATACAGTATCGAGCCGGCGCTCGATCTCTCCATGATATTGGTGCGGAGTTTGGCGTCTCCGGTGCTGGCATCTTGAAGCGCGCACGAAAGGATGGCTGGACGCGAGACTTAAGCGCGAAGATCAAATCCAAGGCTGACGCGAAAGTAAGCGCCGCCTTAGTTAACGGCGAAGTTAATGCCGCCGAAGTTAACGCCGAAGTTAACGCGCAAACCGAAATTGCAGAAGCGACTGTAATTGAGGTGGAGGCCGAGGTACAGGCACGTATACGACTGGCGCACCGAAAGGACATTTCGCGCAATCGCAACCTGGCCATGCGACTGCTCGAAGAGTTGGAGCACACGACAGACAACCGAGAGTTGTATGCCAAGCTTGGCGATCTTCTTCAATCTCCAGACGACAAGGGCAACGACAAGCGCTATGAGATATACCGCAAGGTGATTGAATTACCATCCCGAATCGACAGCGTTCGCAAGCTTGCCGATACGCTACGGGTGTTGGTATCGCTGGAGCGCGAAGCGTACGGCATCAAGAGCGAGGAAGCCAGCGACAGCGACGTAGGTGCTGCAATCCGTGCAATCCAGGAGGCAAATGCTCGCATTGCGGCGCGTAACGAGCTTGGCTGACGCCATCGAGCAGTATTACTACCGTCCAGATTTGTTTGTACGCCAGGTAATTGGCGCGACACCGGAGCCGTGGCAGGTGGATGTCATGACGGCCCTGATAACGGAGGACAAGATCGCCATCCGTTCGGGCCACGGTGTTGGTAAATCTGCCTTGATGAGCTGGATCGTTTTTTGGTGGCTGATGACACGTTACCCGGCGAAAGTCGCCATCACCGCGCCGACTGCGCACCAGTTGCAGGATGTATTGTGGGGCGAACTGTCTAAGTGGCAGCGCAACATCGTGATCGACTACTTTAAGCGTCTCGCTGTGGTCAAGAGCGATAGGGTGGAGATAATCGGGGCGGAGAACGAATCGTTCGCCGTTGCGCGTACAGCGCGTAAAGAAAACCCGGAGGCGTTTCAGGGGTTCCACGCAACTCACATGCTGTTCCTGGTGGACGAGGCCAGCGGCGTTGAGGACATCATCTTCGAGGTTGGCGAGGGCGCAATGTCCACCGCAGGTGCAAAGACGCTCATGGTGGGCAACCCGACGCGCACCAGCGGGTATTTCTATGACGCATTCCACAAGATGCGGTCGCATTGGTGGACTCGGAAAGTCGGGTGCGAAGAATCCAGTCGCGTCACCAGGGATTTTATTGATTCCATGTCCCAGCGCTATGGGCGCGACTCAAACGTCTTCCGTGTCCGTGTGCTGGGCGATTTCCCAACGAGCGAGGATGACACGGTTATCCCGCTGGAACTTGCAGAAAGTGCGCTGGAGCGCGATATCGAGACGATCGGATCAAGCGTTATCTGGGGCCTGGACGTTGCGCGTTTCGGCAGTGATCGCACCGCACTGGCAAAGCGTAAGGGCAATACCCAGCTCGAAAAAGTAAAGGCCTGGCAGGGGCTGGACTTGATGCAAACAGCGGGGCGCGTGGTAGCCGAGTATGAGGATACCCCCGACAGCGATAAGCCGGAGGCCATCGCGGTTGACATCATTGGGCTGGGCGCTGGCGTCTATGATCGTCTCGCGGAAATGGGTCTGCCGGTGGTCGGAATCAACGTGGGAGAGCAGCCAGCAATACAAGAACGGTACATGCGACTCCGCGACGAGTTGTGGTTCAAGAGCCGGGAATGGCTGGCCGAGCGCAACTGCAAGCTGTGTGATGATGCGTTGGTGGCTGAACTGACATTACCGAAATACAAATACCAAAGCAACGGCAAAATCCAGGTGGAGAGCAAGGACGAGATGAAAAAACGCGGCGTTACCTCTCCTGACTTGGCCGATGCGTGGAACATGACGCTGGCCGTAGGCGGCGGCGTCTCATCGAAACCACGCCAGCGCATCAAGCGCGAGAGCGGATCGTGGAGAACCAAGTAATGCCAGTCGAATTTAATCCACAGGGCGCGCACAAAGCATTCATCAAGGGAGACATTGGTATACACCTGCGATGGGTGAACGGAGAGCCTGCAATCGTGCTTTTCCCGTTGTTGCGGCGCACCGGTGTTGGCGCTTTCGTGGTGTGCCTGTCAGCAGCGCACCAATACACCGATGATGATTACCTGATTGCCCAGGCGAACAAGGCCGCTGACGTGATGGGCATGGGGCGCGACAAATTCGTGATACATCGTATCGCTGACGCAATCAACGATGCGCTGGTGGACTTGTGCGCTATGCCGCCCGAGCCAGTGCGCGAAAAAATGCCGGACATTGGTGTAAGCATCAACGGCAACACCGTCAGCCTGGAATGCGCCGAATGATTACTTCGAAATTCACTGACGCGACTGTCAAGCATAGTCTGGACGGGTGGACGGCAGGAAGCGAAGAGCTTGAGCCGATCGAATCGACGAATCCGCTGAAAACTCCTGAAATGCAGAAGCGGCTGCACAAGCTTCAAGAGTGGTTCATGCAGTCTCACGAAGCGCAATCCAGCGTGCGCATCGAGCAGGATATCGATTATAGCTACTACGATCACGAGCAGTGGAGTGATGAGGATCGCAAGCAACTTGAGGATCGTGAACAACCGGCATTAGTCTACAACAAGATCAAGCCGACTATGGACTGGATTGTCGGCACCGAGCGCAGAACGCGCGTTGATAGCGTGGTTCTCCCGCGCAAAAAGGACGGCGTGGATGCGGCAGTAGCAAAGACGCAACTGATGAAGTACGTAAGCGACACCAGTAAAGCGCCATTCGCCAGATCAGAGGCATTCAAGGACGCGGCTATCGTGGGTGTTGGCTGGATCGAGACGGGTATCCGGGGGGACGAGACTGACAACCCGATATTCGTGAGGGCGGAGAGTTGGCGCAATGTCTGGTATGACCCGTTCTCGCGCGAGCGGGATTTGTCCGATTCACGCTATATATTCCGCAGCAAGTGGGTTGATCTGGATATTGCGCAGGCCATGTTTCCTGATCGGTCGGACGAGCTGAAATCTGCCGCCAAGTCGGTGCAAATGACTGTGCGAAACGAGGATGAATACTACCTCGGGCTGCATTTTCAGCGCGTTGACAACAATGGCCGCGTGATCGGAAACCTGTCTTATGGTTCTGAGTTCCCGACTTACCTGCCCAGCACGCGAGAACGTATAAAACTGGTTGAGTGCTGGTATCGTGATCCGAAAACGGTGCAAAAGCTCAAGGGCGGTGATCTGCATGGGGCTATATTCGATCCATCCAATCTACTGCACGTCAAAGCGGTTCAGGAGGAGTTCAGCAGCGTATACGATGCTGTAGTAATGCAGGTGCGCGTTGCGATCTTCTGCGATGACATTCTATTGCAAGATCAGGAATCGCCGTACCGTCATAATAGATTCCCATTCACCCCTGTCTGGGGGTTCAGGCGCAATCGAGATAATGCTCCATACGGAGTTGTTCGAGGGTGCCGAGACGCCCAGGATGATCTGAATAAGCGGTACAGCAAGGCGCAATACATCCTTTCTAGCGCGAAAGTGATCGCTGACGAGGACGCGGTTGTCGATTGGGACGAGGCCATGAACGAGGTGGCGCGGCCAGACGGAATTATCCGCGTTCGCCCTGGAAAGCGCTTCGATATCAACGTGGATCGCAATCTGGCGCAAGAGCATATTGCGCTGATGCAGCAGGATGGACTACACATTCAGGAAATATCTGGTGTCACCAGCGAAAATCTCGGGCGAGATACCAATGCGCAGAGCGGAAAGGCGATCCTTGCCAAGCAGACTCAAGGCAGTGTGGTAACTGCCGAGTTGTTCGACAACCTGCGCTTCGCAGTGCAGCACCAGGGCGAGATTCAGTTGAGCCTGATCGAGCAGTTCTATGATCAGCAAATGGACTTGCGCATTCTGGGAGAAGGAAACAAGCCAGACTGGACATCTATCAACATTCCGCGTTTCGATCCTTCGAGCGGAACATTCGTGTTCGAGAATGATATTACTGCGAGTCAGGACGATTTCGTTGTGTCCGAGCAGGACTTCCGCGAATCCATGAGACAAGCAATGTTCGAGCAGATGACGGACATGGTTCGGGCGTTGCCGCCGGATGTTTCGCTGCAACTGCTAGACTTGGTATTTGAAATGGCCGATGTTCCCGGCAAGGATGAGATCGTCAGCCGAATCCGCAAGATCAATGGATACGGCGAAGACAACAATCTGACGCCAGAACAGGAACAAGCCAAGAACAATGCGGCGCAAATGCAGCAAGAACAGATGCGCTTGCAGCTTGAGAAACTAGCTGCAGAAGTCGAGAAATTGCGCGCCGATGCCACTGACAAGCGCGTTAACGCTGCATACGCTGCGATGCAGGCTGGAATGCAGGTGTCGGCTGCGCCCCACGTGGCACCAGCGGCTGATGAGATACTACATAACGCCAAATACGGCGATTATGGGGAGACGGTTCCGTTGCGCCAGTCGTCACCCATGAGTCAGCAGCAGCAAC